TGTCTTAAGAGATTTAAGTTGGTTTAAAAATAATGAGCTCTACAATAAAATACAAACTATTAGAACAAACCCTAATTGGTATAATTTATCAGGATGGTTACCTGAATCTACACAGGCAAAACTTGAGATGTACAATCCACTTGTAATGTCAAAAATGTATTTGTTACATGATGCGGTTATATTAGATAAATTTAATTCTGATAAGTTATTTTGGATTGACGCAGGATTAACTAACACAGTAAATAGTGGTTATTTTACTCACGATAAAGTTCTAAGTAAAATTGAAGATTTATCTAATAACTTTTTATTTGTTTGTTTTCCGTATCAAGCTGAGACTGAAATTCATGGTTTTGATATTAACATGATGGACTCAATCACAGGTGAACGAGTTGATAAAGTTTGTAGAGGTGGTTTCTTTGGTGGATCAAAAGGTAATATTAGAAAATTAAATGGTGTTTATTATGATTTAATGAACAGTACTCTTTCTAACGGATACATGGGTACTGAAGAAAGTTTATTTTCAATTTTGATGTATACACAATCACCTATGATTGATTATGTGGAAATTGAGTCTAATGGATTGTTATATAAATTTTTTGAGGATGTGAAAAACAATGAGGTTGTTTTAAAAAGTTTAAGAAAGAATGAAGAAACAGTCCAAACTAAAAACGGAGGTGTTGGTTTATATGTGATTACATTTAACAGTCCTGAACAACTTCAAACCTTAGTTGATTCTATGTACGCATATGATGAAAACTTTATAACAAAAACAAAAAAATATTTGTTGGATAACTCTACCGATTTATCAACCACGCCAAGATATTTGGAGTTGTGTAAAAAGTATGGGTTTGAACACATCAAAAAAGATAATATCGGTATTACAGGTGGTAGAGTTTTTATTGCTGACCACTTCCAAGAAACTGACTTAGATTACTATATGTTTTTTGAGGATGACATGTTTTTCTATAACGGACAAGACCAAACATGTAGAAATGGATTTAGTAGAAAGTTTACAAACTTATATGATAAAATTCTACAAATCATGAATAAAGAAAATTTTGACTTCTTAAAATTTAATTTTACGGAGTTTTATGGTAGTCATGAAAAACAATGGTCATGGTATAATGTTGATCAAGAATTTAGAAAAAATCACTGGCCTGATTACAACAAGTTACCAGTACAAGGTACTGATCCAAACTCACCTTCATTAGAATTTAAAAACATAAAATCACACGAAGGACTTCCATATACAAATGGTGAAATATATCTTTCTAATTGGCCAATAATTTTGTCTAAAGAAGGTAATTTTAAATGTTATTTAGAGACCAAATATCATTATCCTTATGAGCAAACATTAATGTCTCATTGTTTTAAAGAAACTATCAAGGGTAGAATAAATGCTGGTTTACTTTTGGCAACACCAACTGAACACAATCGTTTTGACTTCTATGAAGGAAGTTTAAGAAAAGAATTCTAATTCAGAGGTATTTATTGATAAAAAGTAGATGGAATTTTTTATCAAAAAAAACGCAACTCTTCCTGTTTTGAAAATCAATGTCATTAAAGATGGTAGAAGTGATTACGATAGGAGTATGCGTTATTTAGAAGAAACTGACATTTTTTTCTCTATGATTGATGTCAACACACAAATTCCAAGAATTACAAGTAGACCTGCAGGTTTGATGAAAAAAGAATCGTTAGACCCAAATAGTCTCGATGAATACTATGTGTATTATCAATTTACACCTTTTGACACAAAAAAAGTTGCAAGGTATAAAGGGCAGTTTTTATTCAGAAATGAAACTGGTATTTTAACATTACCACTTAATCAAGAAATATATATCAATGTAACCGATAGTTTTATAATTGATGATTCTGAATTCCAATCATGTTATGTTGTCGATTACCCTTGTTGTTTCGGTGGAGTTTTTCCACCACCAGTACCGCCAATACCAATCACAACAACCACAACAATAGTTTTAACAACCACTACAACAATGATTTTAACTACTACTACAACAATGATCCAATAAATGTTTCTTAAATAGTTTTTTAGGTATTTATATTAAAAGATTAAATGGAATTCACTATTGGTCAAAACTCTAGTCTACCCTTATTAAAATTACAGGTTGTTAAGGATGGTATCGAAAACTATAACTCCATGATGGAGTTCATAGAAAGATCTACCATTTTCTTTTCAATGGTGGATACTACAAACGGAATTCCAAAAGTATATTCAAAATCGGCAGGGTTTGTCGAAAAGTTAGAAATGGACCCTAATGCTTCTCCTGAATACTATGTTTATTATAGATTTACAACACAAGATACAAGTAGAATAGGTAGATACGAAGGTCAGTTTCTTTTCATAAACGACACAGGAACTTTGGTGTTACCAATTAGGGAACCATTGTTTATTAATGTTGTTGAGAGTTATATTGCAAACGATCTTCCTTATGATAATTGTTATACACTTAATTATGTTTGTTGTGTAACTCCATTCCCAACTCCTGAACCAACTCAGTCTCCGTTCCCTGTTTTATCTCAAACACCTACAAACACTCCGACTAAAACACAAACACCTACGGTTACTAATACACCAACACCTACAACTACGGTTACTAATACACCAACAGTTACCAAAACACCTACACATACCCCAACTAATACTAAGACACCAACACCAACTAAGACACCAACACCAACGAATACCCAAACTCCGACTCCAACTCAGACTCAAACACCAACTAATACTCAGACTCAAACACCAACGAATACTCAGACTCAAACACCAACACAAACACCAACGGTAACAAAAACATCAACACCAACAGTTACTCCGACTGTCACTGAAACACCTACACCGACTGTTACACCAACAGTCACAAGTACACAAACAAATACACCAACAAATACATTTACCCCAACCTCTTCGGTGACACAAACACCAACACCAACAAATACTTTAACGCCTACCGTAACACCAACAAATACTTTAACGCCTACCGTAACACCTACAAATACCTCAACACCAACTAATACGCCTACTAATACGCCTACTAATACCGAAACACCAACTAATACACCTACTAATACCGAAACACCAACTAATACACCTACTAATACCGAAACACCAACTAATACGCCTACTAACACACCTACAGTTACAAATACCCCAAGTTTTACACCAACTAACACTGTCACACCAACTGTGACAATAACTAATACTGCAACACCAAATGTAACGCCAAGTAACACCGCAACACCAACTGTCACACCAACTGTAACACCTTCACCTGAACCAATAGTGATGGAAATTTTTGCTTCAGTACAAAGTCCAATAACACCATTTAGTGGTACTGCTTGGTATGCAACAACCCCTACATTTGATGGTACACAACCTTACCCTATTGGATTAACTTGGACTCAAATAGGAGGGACTCAATTAATTAGTCAATGTAATACATCAGTTTCGTTTGGAACATTCAGTTCGTTTGGTCCAAATTATTTATATTTACAAATAAGGGATATTACTGGTACAATAGTATATGCAACAACGGGAAGTTTCTTATTTACAGATCCTTGCGTTAACCTTTCTTTGTCTTCAGGATTCACTCAAAATTTTGGTAATAATTCTTCAGGTAGTATACAGTACAAATTAAAGGTTATTAATCCGGTAATTACAACATCTGCACCTGTCTCAACCCCGACACCGACACCGACATTAACCCCAACACCAACTCTTACCGAGACTCCTACACAAACTCCATCACCTACACCTAATATTGTAACTTCAGGATTAGTTATCCAACTTGATGCTTATGAAAGTTCAAGTTACCCTGGTGCGGGAACAACGGTTTTTGACATAACAAGTGGATTTAATCATACTTTAATTGGTGCAACTTACACGGTTCTTAATGGTGTAAAATGTTTTGATTGTACAACAGGAACTAACAGAGTTGCCGTGATTGGGACAGGACCTACATTACCAACATCAGGATACACATATATTACTTGGGCAAGATTGATTCCTAGTAATGCTGGATTTAGAACATTACTTTATACAAACTCACCTAAATACACACCAATTACCATTCCTAATGGAACAAGTACATTAGGATATTGGGACACCGCATTTAGAAGTTCTGGATATGATGTTTCATCTTCTGCAAGTGTTTGGGTTCAATTCGCTGTAGTTGGGACTAACTCATCTCAAACATTTTATATAAATGGTGCACAGGTGGGAAGTACAATTGCGTTTGGTGCAGGTGGAACCACACATTGGGGATGGGGTAATAATGATGTTGCGGGTCAACCTTGGGGGTATGTAGCCAATATGTATTTCTACAATAAACAATTAAGTCTTTCAGAAATAACACAACAATACAATTATTTAGCACCAAGATTTGTGGAACAAACCCCAACACCAACAAACACCCCTACATTCACTCAGACACCAACCCCAACACCAACACCAACAGAACCATTCTTTATATTAATTCAGAATGGTGACATATTAACCGCCCAAGACGGTAGTGGGATAGAATATCAACATTAAAACTAATATTTATAAAAATGGCAAATGTACTAATATCAAATTTACCAACATACACAGGAAACACAAATGGTATTTTTCTTGTTATGAACAATAGTGGTAACACAGAATCATCCAAAATAACTAAAGAAACATTATTTAGTGGGTATTCACAAAATGCAATATCACCCGTCACAGGAAGTTGGACTGTAACACCGGGAACTAATAATTATAGTTTTATTGTTGACATTAATAACACATATAATTTGTGGGTTTTAGGTAATATACCAAACGGAATTATATCTTACAATGCCACTGTTACTGTTACTAATACTAATGTACCTGTACTTGGGTATCAATACGCTTGGAACTATACTGGAGGTGGAAGCCCTATTTTAATTACCTCTATTCCGAATCAGATTATAGGAACTGCAGGTGCAATATCCACCGCGTCTCCCGCAGTTGTTACAACTAATACATTTGTATTTGGTATACAGAATAATACCGTATCAAATGTTACGGTGAATTATGGGTATTTAAAAATATCCCAATAAATCTAAATATGGTTTATAATAAAGATCTAAACATAAAGTATTTTTTTGTTTGACTTGTCATATTTGATTGAATATATTTATTTACGAAGGTAAATGCCGACCTCATTCGGTAGCTAATACACCAAAAGTAAAAAATATATGATACCACAAGAAGAAATTAAAAATTTCCTAGAAGGAAATGATCCTGAAAAATACATAGTAGCGGTAGAGTACGACTATGTTTCCGACAAAATTTATAAAATAAAAGAGATCCCTGGTAAAGGTAAAGAAATCCAACGAGACACATTGATCTCATTTGCTTGGGTTGGTGACCTTCGTGGTCAAAATTTCTATTCATCATCTAAGGCGTTGCAAAAAGAGGCGATGACCAAACACGGAATTATCATTGAGAAATTAAGAACTGATGGTAATGAAAGATTGGAAAATGGATTAACATTTTTAGTTAAGTCCATGAAAGGTTATAGAAACCTTATTCAGTTTTTCAGAGAAGGTGGAGTTGATCCTTGGGGTGAAAATACAAAAGATCTTATCACATTGTTATCGCCTGTAGAACAATACCTCATCTCAAAAGAAAAAAGATTATTTAAAGGGTTTGAAGAATACAATGACATCACGAGGTTTGTATTTGACCTCGAGACGACCGCATTAGAGCCAAAAGACGGTCGTATCTTCATGATTGGAATGAAAACAAACAAAGGGTTCATGAAAGTAATCGAATGTAAAGATGCTGACGAGGAACGAAGAGGTCTTGTCGAATTCTTTAGAATCATAGATGAAATAAAACCGTCAATCATTTCAGGGTACAATTCAGCAAACTTTGACTGGTTTTGGATCTTTGAAAGATGTAAGGCTTTGAATTTAGATATTAAGAAGATTGCAATCTCAATGAACGCAGCAAAAACAATCTCACAAAAAGAATCAATGTTAAAGTTGGCAAATGAGGTTGAGAGATATAACCAAGTTCAAATGTGGGGGTATAATGTAATTGATATCATCCACTCAGTTCGTAGAGCACAAGCCATCAACTCAAGTATCAAAGAGGCAGGTTTGAAGTATATTACCAAGTATATTGATGCCGAAGCCAAAGATCGTATCTACATTGACCACACAAGTATTGGACCTATGTATGCCAAGAAAGAAGAGTATTGGTTAAACACAGATAATGGTAATTACAAAAAAGTGGGTATTGACCCAAAGGTTGATGAGATATGCGTAAGACGAGGTGATATCTACCTTAAAACAACGGGGGACGACATAGTTGAGCGTTATCTTGACGATGACCTTGATGAAACTTTGATTGTTGACGACGAGTTCAATCAAGCAACTTTTCTATTAGCATCCTTAGTCCCAACGACATATGAGAGAGCATCCACAATGGGTACAGCAACATTATGGAAAATGGTAATGTTAGCGTGGTCATACAAGAACGGACTTGCTATCCCAAGAAAAGAAGAGAAAAGAAACTTTGTTGGTGGTCTATCTCGATTACTTAAAGTTGGTTACTCTAAGGATGTACTAAAACTTGACTACTCTTCACTATATCCATCTATTCAGTTGGTACACGATGTATTCCCTGAGTGTGATATTACAGGAGCAATGAAGGGATTGTTAACTTACTTCCGTAACTCTCGTATTATGTATAAGAATTTGGCTGCGGAATATAAGGACATTGATAAAAAGAAATCCACATCTTTTGACCGTAAACAATTACCAATTAAGATCTTTATCAACGCATTCTTCGGATCGTTATCGGCACCACATGTATTCCCTTGGGGAGATATTGACATGGGAGAACAGATTACATGTACGGGTAGACAATACCTAAGACAGATGTTAAACTTCTTTAGTAAGAGAGGATATAGTCCTTTGGTGTGTGATACCGATGGTATGAACTTCTCATTACCACCTGAAGGCGTTGATGATAGAGTTTATATTGGTAAAGGATTAAACTGGTTGGTTAAAGAAGGTAAGGAGTATCGTGGGTATGATGCCGATGTTGCAGAGTTTAATGACATCTTTATGAAAGGTGAGATGGGACTTGATTGTGATGGAACTTGGGATTCTTGTATTAACTTAGCTCGTAAGAACTACGCAACGATGGAACACAACGGTAAGATCAAATTAACCGGTAATAGTATCAAATCTAAGAAGATGCCGAAGTATATTGAGAAGTTCTTAGATAAAGGGATCAAACAATTACTTAAAGGTGAAGGTAAAGAATTTATTGAGTGGTATTACGAATACATACAAAAGATATTCGATCAAAGGATTCCGTTAGCTGAAATCGCATCAAAGGCGAAAGTTAAGTTGTCAATTGAGGATTACATTAAACGAAGTAAGCAAACAACTAAGGCGGGAGCGTTGATGTCAAGACAAGCACATATGGAACTTATTATAAGAGATGGTATACAATCAAATCTTGGGGATATGATTCTTTATGTTAACAATGGTACAAAGGCTTCTCACGGTGATGTTCAAAAAGTTAATCAACCAAAGAAGGGATGGACGGAAGATCAGGTAAGTTTGTTCTTTTCAAACAACGAAAAATCCGATTATAAAAATAAAGAACAATACCTACTATCTAATGGTTGGGAAAAATCTTGGTCTGAAGACAACTGGGTTCGTAGTGATGCTAAAAACAAGGAAGCAAATACAGGAATCCCAACAGATGTGGCGTATAGAGCCGCTAGTTCAGACTCGGTTGTTCAATTAAATTGTTATCGTATTGACCCTTCAGATTTAGAAAACAATCCTGAAATGTTAGGTGAGTACAACATCCAAAGAGCAATTGCGACCTTTAACAAACGAGTGGAGCCTTTATTAATCGTATTTGATGATGAGGTTAGAGATTCATTATTGATTAAGAATCCTGAAGATAGAAGTTTCTATACTACGGATCAATGTAAACTAATTAATGGCAAACCATTTAGTCCTGGTGATCAAGATGATGTTTACGAGAACTTAATTAAAATGGAACAAGGTGAAGTGGACTTTTGGGAATCAGTTGGTATTGATCCTAACTATATGTATGAATTGGCGGAAGAGGGATGGGAGAAACACATTTAATGTGTTATTCCATCTTCAATCCATCAGATGATAGTATATACCAAACACCGTTAACATTTTGTAACTCAACACAAGCGCCTCTCCCAACTGATATTTCATCCCAATCTTCGTCTATTCGACCTAAATCAGGAATGATCACACAGTTGGTAAGTGTTTTGATTTTAATTTTGTCTGTAGTTGTGGAATCGAGTTTAATTTTGGATTGATTAACATCTCTAACTATTAACAAATTTTCACCATTAGTTTTGTAAAATTCATCACTAACAATAACCGTATCAAAGGTATCTAAGTTAATTGATCTTGTACCTCTGAAAACTGTTTTACGAACTGGTTTATTTCTTGATATTGGCATAAAATTAAATTACATATATTTGACGAGGCATCGCTCTAAACTTCAACTGTTTGTTAAGATTTTCAGCAAGTAATGCTTCTCTTTCCATCATCTTTTCAGGACGGAGTCTAGTCAGTCTACCATCAGCACCTATCAATTCCTCAACAAGTTTTGCCTTTTCATCTTTACCTTCAGTCGCTAAAGTTGCGTAATCCATTGTTAAATCTCCATCAGGAGTTTTAAGACTACCACTAAACTTACCACGAACCCTTGATAATGTTTCTTTACAATACGCAACAAACCATTTTCTTACCCAAATCTGAGCAGGATTATTTAATTTGTACCAAGACATTTTTTCGAATGGTACATCCGATGGTAGTCTTATAATATCAGGATTGTCAGCTAAACATTTATCTCTATCGGCATCTGTAGTATCATAATACCAATACCATACTCTTCCTTTCATTAACTCTGAATTACCAAAGTCAAACTTACCACCAGGAGTATTCAATAAGTGAAGTGCTTTTTTACCACCTGGAAGAGCTGTTATATAATAAGTTAAATCAGGTGAGATTATCCTTCTTTGGATGTTAATTTCTTGCATTCTTAATAACATGTCAAATGCGGGTGCCATAAAATAACTACCGGCCATATTTCCCATTTGAGCGAAACCACCCGCACCACCGATACCACCACCAGCAATTCCACCAAAAGACCAAGGATCTACAAATATGTTATTAAGTTCTGTAGGTGAAAACCAAAGAACCTCATTTACCTCTCTACCCGCAGGAATTTCATAAATCTGTTGATTAGTTACTAATTGGACATAATCTTTTTTGATTACCCAATCACCACCTGCTTGTAGGCCTACTATTTTGGAATAAGCATAAGTGTATCTTGTTTCCCAATCTAAACTTTTTGTAATAAAAGCGTTTGCTAATGACTGAGTGTCTAAATTCAAATTGTATAATGATGTCCACTGAGACTCAATCAACCAATCTTGCACATATTGTGAATAATCTTCAATTGAATATTCTAAAAGAGTATCTAGCATTTCATCCTCAAGCTCCACCGCTCTTAATGGTGCTCCCAAAAGGTGTCTAACTTTTTGGTAGAAATCGCTTCTTTCTGGTTCGTTAATAATTGCCATAAGATTTTTTTTTATAAATATATTAGAAAATTTTTAGTTTTCTTTTTTTGTTTTACTTAAGTAAAGTTCCTCAACAAACTCCCAATTCACAACATTCCAAAAGTTTTCGATGTACTCGTCTCTTTTGTTTTGATACTTTAAATAATAAGCGTGTTCCCAAACATCTAAACCTAAAAGAGGAAACCCACCTTTCTTAACCACATTCATTAAAGGGTTGTCTTGATTTGGAAGAGACATGATTTTTAGTTTACCACCCTTGTCTAAATATAACCAAGCCCAACCTGAACCAAATCTGTCTTTAGCTGCTAGATTAAACTCTTCTTTCATTTTTTTAACATTACCAAAGTCTTTTTTGATTTGATTAAGAATTTCTCCTTTTGGTAATTGTTTTTTTGGAGATAACATTTTCCAAAATAAAGCGTGATTAAAAGCACCACCCGCATTATTTCTAACAGTATTGTCAAACTTACTTATTGTTTTTACAATTTCCTCAAGTTCCATGTCACCATCCTTATCTTTAAGTGCCTTGTTCAATTTATCAACATAACCTTTATAATGTTTGTTGTAATGAACATCCATAGTTTTAGAATCGATAAATTTTTTAAGAGATGAATACCCATATGGTAATTTTTCAATACCAATCTTTTTCATTTCCATAATAAAATCCTTTTCTATTTCAGATTTTTCAGATATCAGTATTTTTTGTTCAAGTATCATTAATTTGTTTTTGATACTTTTTGATTCGTACATTTTTTTCTCTAAGTCAGGGTGTTTCTTTTCAAACATCTTCACAAGTCTACCAGCAAATGCGTTAGCTTCATCTTCGTTTTTACCACCTATATCGGGACCTTTCTCTCTACCCTGTATAGACATTTGATATTCGTGAACCCACTCGTGAGCTAATGTTCTCATAATGTCTCTGTTAAGTCTGTTCTTAGCTAAAACTTTTAATTCACCATGAACAGTTCTTGATCCTGTGGACATACCACCAATCTGATCACCAAGAAATTTAATTGTGATTTGTTTTTTTAATGGATATTTTTCTTGCAGAAGTTTTATGAACTTATGAATAAATCCTTTATCCTCCTTATTAAACTTTGTATCTGAGTATGTTATTTTGACTTCCATTATAGATAAATATCTCTATCGATATTTATTTATCATTTTAAGTATTTCTTCGGCAACATCACCAACATTTTCTTGGATTTGGTCACCCATAACGGTTCTGATAATTTGTTTCTTCTTATTGAGAATATCGTAAATCGCGCCCTCAATTGAGTTTTCAAAAATTGGGTAATAAACAAGAACATTTGATTTTTGTCCGTATCGATATGCACGGTCTTCAGCTTGTGAGTGTTCTGCAGGAACAAATGAAAGGTCATTCATTATAACAACCTCAGCGGCAGTTAAAGTTAAACCAACACCAGCGGCTTTAAGGTTACCAACAAAAACAGTTATTTTTTCATTGTTTTGAAATTGGTCAACAGCTTGTTGACGAACTGCGTTTGAGCAACTACCATCAAGATAAACCGCTTGTTTTCCAAAATGTTGGTATATCGTTTGGAGTGTGTCGGTAAAGTTAGTGAATATGATTACCTTTTTACCTTGTTCTAAAATGTTCTCGGTAAACTCAATTGTTTGTTTAACTTTTTCATTGGCAATAACTTTTCTAACTTTCATTAGTTTGGAAAACTGAACAGTCAAAGATGTTGACTCGTCAGGATTTTTGTCATACCAATCGTAGTATTCACCCATTAAATTCTCATACTCTTTAGACTTTAACTTCAAATACACAGGAGTAATAATCTTATCAGGTAAATCTAAAACCTCTTCTTTAAGTCTTCTAAGTATTTGTTTTGATGTACGATCTCTAAGTTCTTCAAGATTAGAAGCCCCTGAAACATTCCAAACTTTTCTTTTACCGGCACTAAATTGATAACCCTGACAATAACGAATCGCATAAGCCTTCCAATTTTGAGCAACAGGACTCTCAATCAAATTTAATAGATTGTAATAGTTCATTGGTCTTGAAGTCATAGGGGTTCCTGTCAACAACCAAACTCTGTTAACTTTTTTAGCAAAGTGATTAATGATTTTAGTTCTTTGTGCTTGAACATTAGAGATCATGTGTGCTTCATCCAATATAACAAGATCAAAGTTTGATTGTAATAAAATTGATTCTTCTTTCTTTTTTGGATCTGTATCGTGGAAGTTTTTAAGGATGTCATAATTAACAATCACAAAATCATCTTCAGTTGAAAATTTCTTTCCTTCTGCAATAAAAACAGGTCTATCTGAATAATTTGCGATTTCTCTTTGCCAATTAATCTTCAAAGATGCGGGACATACAATCAATATTTTTTTAGCACCTGTCTCTAACGCAGCAATAATTGTGGATGTAGTTTTACCCAATCCCATGTCATCAGCCAAAATAAATCTTTTAGATCCTGCTAATTTTTCGATCGCCGTTTTCTGATGATCAAGCGGAGGACGATGAGAGTACTTCGAGTAATCAATGGAAACAGATTGTACATTGTGTGTTTTAATTAATGCCGATTTAGGAACCCAAAATTCAGACAAAGAATCTTTTTCAAAGAATTTTCCCCAAATGTGGTAAGATTTTTCTTTTTCTACAAGTAATTTCTCAATATAAATTTGTTCAGGTGTTTGTAACAAATATTTTTCCTCCGCAAACTTTTTGGCAAAATATGTATCAAGGTCAACCCACTTTCTTGCAACTTTCGGTGGAGTGTTAAAATAATTAACAATATAATCAGCTTGAGATCTTGTAGGATAGAATTTTTTTGATGTTTCTTTTTTTTGTTTTAAAAACAATATAAAGTTATTTGCACCACTATATGAGTCGAGAAGTTCGATCGCTTTGTGTTCAACTAAGGAAGATGTGTTTTCCAAATTTACCCTTTTATTAAAAATAACAATAAAATTAATATTTATCAATAAAATACTCTTTTATGCAGAATAATGTTCCAATAACAAGATTAGGAAAATTCTTCGGTGATCGTGATTTCGAATTGGAAATTGGGATGGGTCAAGAATGGTTGATAGGTGATATGAACTATACTTGTGTACTTTACAAAATAGATAGAAACAAGATTAAGACTGATGATGTTTACGGTGAAGTTGTAGAAGACGGTGTTAAATTTTTACCACCCGTAGAGTTTAATGCACAGATTTCAGTTGCAGCCCCTGAAAATAAATTCTTGGGGACAACTCGAATGGATCAGTTTGAGCCAGGTAACATAACCATTTCTGTTTATTTGAAAACTTTAAACGATTTAGGTATCGATGTGGACTTTGGTGATTACATTGGATATTACGATAGTGAAAACTTTGTTCGTTATTATACGGTGGTTAATGATGGTCGTGTAATTTCAGATACAAAACATACATATAAAGGGTTCAAACCTTTTTATAGAACAATAATTGCGGCTCCTGTTGGACCAAATGAATTTAGAGGATTATAATGGGACTACCAAAACAAGTTAAACCAACACTACCTTTACAGTATCCGAAAACTCTTTTACCAAGAAGAGAACAAATTAAGGATATGATTACAAAGGACGGAACTTACTTACCTAAGTCACTTCTTCATGCCGATTTGGATAAAGGGTTTTTAGAATTTGTAAAAGATAAATTCAATATTGTATCTGAAGGTAAAAGAATTCCTGTTGTGGATATTATTATAACAACTCAGAACTGGTCACAGTTTGTTGAGACATGGGACTTTCAAAATATTGATAAAAATATTGAACCTCCTTTTTTAACAATTATTAGAAATCCTGAAGTCAAGTATGGTAACAATCCATCGGTATTATATAACATCCCAAATAGAAGGATGTATTACTATATGGAAGTACCAACATGGGATGGTAATAGAAAAGGTGCTGACATTTATAAAATCCCACAACCTGTTCCTGTAGATTTAAAATATACGGTGGCCATTGTTTGTAATAGAATGAGAGAAGTGAACACCCTAAATCAGAGGGTTATGGAAACATTTGCTTCACGACAAGCATACCAAGTTATTAATGGTCATTACATTCCAATTATTAATGATGGGTTCGCTGATGAGTCTTCATTAGATCTTGAGAAAAGAAAATACTACATTCAAAAATACGATTTCACCATGATGGGATTCCTTATTGACGAGACTCAGTTTGAAGTTAGTCCTGCAATATCAAGAGTTTTACAAGTTGTGGAAGTTGATCAAAGAGTTAGAAAAGGAAAACAAAAAAGACAAACTCCCGTTCAACCTGAAACAATATCATTTGTTTACGAAAATAGTGCGACAACTAAAGATATGTTTTTTGAATATACTTGTGATTTAATTTTTGAGTCAACCACAAACATTACGGAGTACTCTGTATTCATTAATGATGATTATTATGGTGACGATGTCAACCTTATCCAAGTTAATAATGGAGATGTTGTTAGAATTGATATTGTAAGAGGTTCAAGTCTTCAAGTACCTGAAATATTATTTACTCAGAGACTGATTTAATTTTCACCATATATATCTTTTTTCTCCTTACATTTTTCTAATATTAAGGACTCCAAAAACCTGTACATTTTAATCCCTCTTTTATCGCAGTACTTCTTCAGGACTTCGTGTACTTCGGAGTCAATCTTAAGGTTTTTTATCTTCTTGTTATCTTTAGACATATAGGTAGAAAAAAGGCAGAAAAAATTCTCACCAAAATATAAATACTTTTTATAATGTAAAGTTTTTAGTAAAACAGGTAATATTTATAAGAAAAATAAATAATCTAATAAGAATAAAATAACTATGGCTACTAATAGTAAAGTTTTTGTATCACCTGGAGTTTACACATCAGAAGTTGACTTAAGTTTTGTGGCTCAAAGTGTTGGTGTTACCACATTAGGAATTGTGGGGGAAACATTAATAGGACCGGCATTTGAACCAATCTTCATAACTAACTTCGATGAGTTCCAAACTGTCTTTGGTGGTACTTCACCCGAAAAATTTGTTAACACACAGATCCCTAAGTATGAGGCATCTTACATCGCTAAAGCATATTTGCAACAATCTAATCAACTTTTTGTAACTAGAATATTAGGATTGTCTGGTTATGACGCAGGACCATCTTGGTCGGTAGTAACTACCGCAAATGTTGACCCAACTACGGTTGGTATTTACTGTTTCCAAACAGTACAAGATGTTAACAGTTGTGATATTATTTGTGCTGACCCTAAAGAATTATTATTCTTTGTTGATTTCTCAGGTTGTACTAATGATGTTGCATCTATTGTATATCAAAATCAATTCCCTAACGAAATACAAGATATCCTATTTACTCAATATGAAACACCAGATGGTGGTACCTCAACAATTGATGATCAAGTAAGAAATTTAATTTTTGATGTTATTACATCTCCAAACCCATTTGCTGCTGAAGACGAATACATTTCTTATTTTGGTTCTATACCAACACTAGATTATGATATCTTAAGTGGTGCTGGATTTAATTTAGAAACAAATGTTTACCAAGTACCTTCAGTTTCTTTAAATGATACTGATCTTACTTCTTCATTGAATGATTCATGGTATTATTCACAATTCCAAAACATCGGAAATTATGAGTACTCAGGTTTCTCTTTCTTTAATTATGTTACAGGTCTTACTTTAAATCCTGTTACAACAACAACAACTTCAAGTACAACAACAACAACTACTAACCCTTGTGTTACACCAACACCTACATCAACTACTACAACAACAACAGTACCTCCTGTAAATTGTTATTCAGGTACATTAGTTGGTAAAATTTATTATTACACAGGAACATCTTTCTCTGACTACGACGATATAGTTGTTGGTACATTAAGATCAAGAGGTGTTGCGACTTACACAAACGCAACTAACCCTACATATTCAGTAACAGGTTTAACTGATGTTAATATTAATATGGCTGGACAGTACTCAACTGTTCTTAAAAATCCATTTGCAACTTTTGGAGTTAATGTTGTTGATAAGTTTGGTACTTCTTATAGTTTCGAAACTTCATTTACACAAAACGATCCTGAGTATTGGACTAAAGTATTTGGTATAACAAACTTCCAAAAACCAAGAATTGAAGTTCCTGTATTTGCAGAAGAAAACTTCCAATCTTGGTTAAACTTCTCATGGAAAAAAGGTTACATTAGAGGATTAAACCCTAACCTAATTAGATTAGACTCAGCACAAAGTGGTGATTTAGATTCAATTGGATGGTACTTAAATAAATGGCAAACTCCATCTTCACCGTTTGTTGTATCAGAACTAAGAGGTAATAAAGTTTATGACCTATTCAGATTCTATACAATCTCTGATGGTGACGGAGCAAATACCCTACTTAAAATTTCAATTGTAAACCAAACTTGGTCAAACTTAACATTTGATGTACTTGTTCGTGACTATTTTGATACAGATGCTAATCCTGTTGTTATTGAGAAATTCACAAACTGTACAATGGATCCGGGTCAAAACAACTTTATCGCTAATAAAATCGGTACTTTAGACGGAGAATACATTTTGAACTCTAAATACATTATGGTAGAGATGTCAGAAGATGCCCCTATCGATGCATTACCTTGTGGATTCAACGGATTCAACTTTAGAAATTATGCGGGAGCTCAATCTCCATTCCCAATTATCAAAGGTAAATATGACTTCCCTGGTGAAACAATATGGAATCCACCATTCGCACTTTCTTCAGGGGCAATATCAAGTACATTAAGTTCAGGAGACAATGTTAGAAGAACATACTTAGGTATCTCTAACTCTTATGGGTGGGATCCAGCTTTCTTCGAGTATGTTGGTAAGAGAAACCCTAACAATACTTGTGATATTGAAGGTATTGATTGGAACTACAGATCCGCAGGTTTCCACATGGATGTAAATGCAAGTGGATTAACAATTCCTCCTGGATTCTCAACTGCAGGTGACCCAAGATTTATCTGCGGTAACTCACCGTTCATTACTGAACCTGAATTACCTACAAACGCATACTACAGATTATTCGCTCGTAAATTTACATTATTAGTACAAGGTGGATTTGACGGATGGGATATCTATAGAGAATGGAGAACTAACGAAGATAGATTCCAAATTGGTAGATCAGGATTCCTTAACGGAGCTTGTCCATCAACAAGATATCCAAATGCAGTTGGTTGGGGAGCATTTAAAGAAATTTCTTTGGGTGACGGTACTCAAGACTTCGCAAATACTGATTATTATGCATACTTATTAGGTCAACAAACATTTGCAAACCCTGAAGCAACAAATATCAATGTATTCGTAACTCCAGGTATTGACTATGTAAGTAACAGTAACCTTGTTGAAGATGCGGTTGAGATGATCGAGTTTAACAGAGCAGATTCACTTTATGTGTGTACTACTCCAGACATAGACTTGTTCGTTCCAACAACAACAGGCGGTGACTACTTTATCTACCCAACTGAAGCGGTTGATAACTTAGACAACACAGGAATCGACTCTAACTACACGGCAACTTACTACCCATGGGTATTGACAAGAGATAGTGTAAATAATACTCAAATCTATATCCCACCAACGGCTGAGGTAACAAGAAACTTAGCGTTGACAGATAACATCGCGTTCCCTTGGTTCGCAGCGGCGGGTTACACTCGTGGTATTGTTAACTGTATCAAGGCTCGTAAAAAGTTGACACAAGAAGATAGAGACATTCTATATGTAGGTAGAATTAACCCAATTGC